GATCAACCAAGGTGGGGAAATCCTGAGTTACCAGACCATTGATGCAGATGGCAATAAGCGGTTCTTGAAGGGCGGCAAGATTGAGGGTGGGTTTTATGAGTTGCGTGGTAACCGCAAGATCGTGTTTATTGGTGAGGGTTTTGCAACCTGCGCATCCATCCATGAGGCAACAGATTACACAGTGCTGGTGGCGTTTGATTGTGGCAACTTGGCCAAGGTAGCCAAGAGCGCCAAGGAGATGTTCCCAGGCTCCAAGATCATCATTGGCGCAGACAATGACCAGTTCACTGAGGGCAACCCTGGTGTTGCGAAGGGCAGGGCTGCGGCAGCTCTGGTGTTTGGTGAGATTGTTTACCCATCATTTGGGGAGTCTGACATGGTGGACAACAAGCCAACAGACTTCAATGACCTTCACTGCCTGCAAGGTCTGGATGCGGTCAAAGAGCAGATTGAGCGCGTGGCTGGGCCAATGCGCGACAAGCTGGCGTTTGAGTTTTCCAGAATTGATAGCTTGGAGTTGAGCCAGATTAACTGGATCGTAGATGACTACATTGAGAGCGATAGCCTGGCACAAGTGTTCGGTGATCCAGGCGGCGGTAAGAGTTTTGTCAGCATCGACTTGGCCTGTTGCGTGGCCACCGGACGGCCATGGCATGGCCATGAGGTCAAGCAGGGCAGCGTGTTCTACATAGCCGGCGAAGGGCACAATGGCCTTGCTAGGCGTTTTAAGGCATGGCAACTAGGCAACGGCCAGACCCTTGATGGGGCGCCGTTGTACAAGAGCCATCGTGCGGCGCAGCTGTATGACGCGACTGAGGCGGCTGTTGTTGCGGAGGCCATCAAAGAGTTGTCGCAGCAGGCAGGCACTGTGCCAAGCATGATCATTATTGACACACTGGCCAGAAACCATGGCGGGGATGAGAACAGCACTCAAGACATGAATGCGTTCATCCAGCACCTCGATGTGTATCTGCGCCAACCATGGAAATGTTGCGTCTTAGTAGTTCACCACTCAGGCGTGGCAGACAAGGATCGAAGTCGGGGATCAACGGCCTTAAAGGGCGCATTGGATGCGGAATATCGTTGCCAGTTGGATGCAGGCACAAAGACCATAGCCTTTGAATCCAAAAAGATGAAGGATGCAGAGATGCCTGCACCCAAAAACTTTCAAATCACACAGGTTGATTTGCCCATCCAAGACAAGCATGGCCTGCCAGTTAAGGGTGCATACCTGACGGCAGTAGACATCAGCGGGTTGATGGGGAATATCCAAAAACGGGCGCTTTTATCGGGTAACCAACGCATTGCACTTAACTCTTTAGTGTCTATAGAAGCCAAGCGGGCCAGTGACGGGATTGAAGGTTTTGCGGCCATGGTTGATTACGATCAATGGCGGGAAAGCGCCAAGGGGCATGGTTTGAATTCACGCAGATTTAAGGAATGTTTAGATGCTTTGATGAAAAAAACCATGGTTTTGGAGAACTCTGGAATGTACCGAACTGTACCGAAAGTGGAGCCAAGTGAGCCAGTTTGAAACAAAGTTACCATTGACTTGTACCGAAATGTACCGAAATGGTAATTTAGTTACACGTCAAAAGTACCGAACTGTACCGAAATGTACCGAGTTCGGTACATCGGTACATGGCAAATGTACCGAACCGTGTACCGAAATGTACCGAAACGTACCGAAATGTACCGGGTGACCCCACCTTTGGTGTACCGAAACGTACCGGGTGTCCTTATAGGACACCCAGGTTCGGTACATAAAGGGGTTCGGTACATCCGAACTTTGGGCAGGGGGTTTGAATGATAGAAGTTGAGATGGACATGAAAATTGTGTCAGTGGCAAACATGAGACTGCATTGGGCTGCGAAAGCTAGGCTAACCAAAAGTCAGCGACAAAAGACTAAGAATGCACTAGCAGCTGTTGCGCGGTCTTTTGGTGTAGAAGTATTGCCGGTGACCATTGTGCTCACCAGAGTGGCTCCAAGGCGTTTGGATGGGGATAACTTGCAGTCTGGGTTTAAGGCGGTCAGGGATGGTGTGGCTGACTGGCTTGGCGTGGATGATGGCAGTAGTTTGGTTGATTGGCAGTATGCCCAAAGGTCTGGTGGCCCAAAGGTTTACAAGGTTGAGATTGAGGTGATAACATGATGCGTGTGCGCAGTTGCCATTGCTGCACCTTTGAGGGAAAGCGCCGTTGGTGTGAGTACCTCGCTTTTTTAGGAGTTTACAAGTGACTGATAACTTGGCGGTGCAAAAGCACCCTGGCGGTAGACCAGTTGTGTATGGCGCTGATAATCCATGCTGGCAGATATTGTGTGAGCAGATTTCTGAAGGTAAAAGTCTAAGCACGGCGATTAAAGCAGAAGGAATGCCGTCGTATCAATTGGTGATGCTTACACTCAGAAACAGCCCTGAGTTCAGAACCATGTACGAAAAGGCCGTAGAAAGCCGTGCAGACCGTTTGGCAGAGGAAATCATTGAACTGGCTGACCAAGAGATGCCAGACGGTTTAGAAGGCCCTATGGCTAGCGCTTGGGTGCAACAAAAGCGGATGCAAGTTGATGCTCGCAAATGGGTGGCTTCTAAACTCAAGCCCAAAGTTTATGGTGATCGCATTGACGTTGCCGTGACTGATAACCGCATTAGCGTGATGGACGCACTCAAAGAAGCAAAGCAGCGTGTGCTGAATGACGACAGTAGCGTCATGGATGTTGAGGTTAAGGAAGCGTAAAGGTTATGCGCTTTCCGCATAGATTTTGTAGAATTACGCGCACGCGCCGTCACGTTGCAAAGACGCAACAAAACAAAGGGTTTTCCCGTTTCTACTTTATACAATGGCCATTATGTTAAGTTGACCCTAAGTTATCCACAGATTTATGTGCATTAAAGCATTACAGTTTAAGTTATCCACAAGTAAATGTGGACAAGTGTGCATAACTGCCTGTGGACAAGCCAAATTTCTGCCCGCTGGCCGAGGGGGAGGGGGTAGGGCCGGCGCGAAAGGGCCGCGGGAACGGTGGCCCCGCGAACATTTTTAAATTTTTTTTTATTAACATTTCACCCTATGCAGACCACGATCTACAAACCCGAAGACGAGCAGGAACTTATGGCCACGCTGTGGACGCCGGCGATTGCGGACGACCCAGAGGCGTTTGTGTTGTTTGCATTTCCTTGGGGTCAGGAGAACACGCCACTGGCCAACTTTAAAGGCCCGCGCAAGTGGCAACGCGAAGTCCTACGGGACATTGCAGCCCACATCAAGCGCCAAAAGGGCCGTATAGATTTTGAGACTTTGCGCCAAGCGGTGTCCTCTGGCCGAGGTATTGGCAAGTCAGCCCTTGTGTCATGGCTTACCATCTGGATGTTATCCACCCGCATAGGTTCTACCACCATTATTTCGGCCAACAGCGAGGCCCAGCTGCGTGCGGTGACATGGGCCGAGATAACCAAATGGCTGGCCATGTCACTCAATAGCCACTGGTTTGAGGTGTCGGCCACTAAAGTGGCCCCTGCCAGTTGGCTCACTGAACTGGTTGAAAAAGACCTCAGAAAAGGCACAAGGTATTGGGCCGTTGAAGGCCGTCTGTGGTCAGCGGAAAACCCAGATTCTTACGCTGGTGTTCACAACCACGATGGTGTGATGGTGATTTTTGATGAGGCAAGCGGTATTGATGATTCGATCTGGGCGGTCACGGCTGGTTTCTTTACCGAGAACACGCCTAACCGCCTTTGGTTGGCGTTTAGCAATCCGCGGCGTAACACTGGTTACTTTTATGAGTGCTTTAACTCTAAGCGCGATTTTTGGACGAACAAGGTGGTGGATGCTAGAACGGTTGAGGGCACTGACAAGCAGGTATACCAGGGCATTATTGATGAGTATGGCCCTGACAGCGCACAGGCGCACGTTGAGGTGTATGGCATGTTTCCATCTGAGGGTGATGACCAGTTTATACCGGCAAGTGTTGTGGATGAGGCGATGGTACGGCCTAAGTACAAAGACCAAACGGCGCCGATTATCATCGGTGTTGACCCTGCACGCTTTGGCGCTGATGCCACGGTGATTGCTATTAGGCAGGGCAGGGACATTGTGAGGATTGACCGCCACAGGGGCGATGACACGATGACGGTGGTGGGGCATATTATTGAGGCGATTGAGGAGTTCAAGCCCACCTTAGTAGTGATTGACGAGGGTGGGCTGGGCGCGGGCATTGTTGAC